GCAAGAGTATCTACTCCAGTGATGTTGTAAACAAAAATGCCATTACCGTTAAACCATTTGAGGCTAATGTTTATGTCTGACACTTGCCCTGTAAAAATGGTTGTTTTCTGGTCTGTGCCTGTCGAGTCGTAAATTTTCCAGATAATGCCATCGTTTAACTGAATTGGTGAAACTAAGGACTGGCCATAACTTAACTCAAATGTGCACTTGAAAGTGCTGGGCGATGGTTGGGTAGTGATGTCTGTTCGACCATGTGTGCAGCTGATGCTGTTGATTGCTACATAGTCATCGAGCCCATTACCGCCAATGGTTAAATAATTGCCCATTAGATCAATGAGCCCTGTATGTTCACTGCCCCAGTACGGATGCTTGATTGTTGCAATACTCGTTCGATTGCCCTGCGAGCAGATTCAGCATCGATAATGCCGTTGAGAATAAATGTGTGACCTCCCCTATTCAATCGGCTATTGGGAGTTATGTTGCCTCCGCCCATTGGCGTAAACAATTCTGGTCCATGTTCGCCGACTAAATAGGATTTGCCTCCAGTTACGGGGCCGCCTAAAGCTTTTGGAGGTGCAAGTCCAGGAGGTTGCACAGAGAAATCCTTGCCAGAAAAAGTATCAACATACCATTTTTTAACAGTCGGGTCCCAATAATAAGTAGTTGAACCAACCAAAACGCCAGTTCTATTTCCAAATAAATTTGCTGCAGTTTTGTTATTAATGTTTGCTAAATCTTGAGCTGTTGAGGTTGCAACTGAAAAATCCACTGCTGCTCCAGATTTATATGCTTTCAAATCTTGATTTAATTGTTCGCCACCAGTTTTGCCACCTTTCCAGGTATACATGGCAACCAATCCACCAATACCAAGTGCTGCAACAATACCTGCAATTGCTGGGGCTGCAACTAGCAAAGATGCTCCACCTGTTGCTGCAGCCTCAGCTGCTGCAGTTGTTCCTGCTGCAACGGTCACTAACTCAAATGCTGGGATAAGCAATTTAACTGCAGAAATCATTGCACTAACGGCTGCGGATGCTTTTGCTCCGATAAAGATTGCACCAATAACTGTTGCAATCCTTTTAAGCATTTCCTCATGATCACCAAGAAACTTAAAGAAATTTCGAGTCTTTTCACCAAGATTATAGATAGCCGTTTGGCTATCCTCAGCTGCACCTTTAACTCCACCATTACCATTTTGACCCAGTAAACCATCGATGAAGTGTCCAACGCCTGTAGAAACTTTGGGCAACCATTTGTCCGCTAACGGTTGAATTGCTGTAAGGATAGCACCGCCAATAGTTTCTTTGGCTTCGTCCATAGCAATCTTGAAACGGTCCAATTTACCTGAAAAAGTATCAGCTGCTGCGGATGCCTGCCCTGCAACAATGCCAGACAATTTCTCTTGAACAGTCTTAAAATCTTTTGATTTTAATGTTGCTTTATCAAGACCCAAACCCAATCGACCTAAAGAGGCGTTATTCCCGGCATACCCTTTGGCTAATGCCATAGCAGTGACTTCGACATCTTTTCCTGTCGCTGCACTAACATCTAGGGCAAGATTCATTAACTCCTGGGCTTTACCAACATCTTTAGTCGAGCTGACAAGTTTCTGAAACGCTGGGCGTAACTTATCATCGACAACGCCAGTTGCTAATGAGGTTTTGCTAATAAACTTTTCAACACCTGCAACCTGTTTTTTGGTTGCCCCAGTTGTATTTTTTAGAGCAATAGCAAGCCGACGTTGTCCTTTTTCATCCTCGTTATAAGCCTTAACAGCATCGACACCAAACTTAATAGCAAGACCACCAACCGCAAGACCAGCAAGAGCTGCAGCTTTGCCAATCTTTTTCATCGATGTAGAAACATTGTGGCCAAATGTGTCAGTTTGTCCAGATGCTTTTTTAATACCTGATGCAAAATCTGTTGTATCTGCTAAAAGGTTTAATTTAAGTGTTCTAATGTTAGCCATTATTTATCTGGACCCCATTTTCGTTTAAGTAATTTATAGACAGTTTCCAGGTAATCTTTACGGATTTTTTCCTGGTTCTTTCGCAAGGTTGGAAAGATGAAATAGCCTCGAGATCCTTTGCCCATACGTCCTGAGTAATGAGCAAACTTGCGGCCACCTTGCTTAAACGTTCCAAGCCCACCATCTTTAACACCAAACTCAGCACCGAATAGGAAATCTGATTGCATAGGCTGTGGACTACCTGGAGTCTTTTTACGCTTAACTGGGACCTTGCGAGCACCGCCCACAGTAATACTTGGCACTCGGTCTTTATTGGCTTTGATAGACCGGGCTAACAACATTGCTTGCTGTGGATTAGGTGCTGTTGCTGCTTTGCGTACCATTTCCTCAGCTAGTACACCAACCAATTTCTGGGTCTCTTTACGGAGCACATCCTGAGCCTCTTTAGGCATGGTTTTAAATGCAGCATAAAGCATCTTTTTATCAGAGGCATCCATCTGCATGTCAATCTTAATTTTCTCGCCCATCAGATAGCACCTCCCATGCCGTTTGAACATCCGCCATAGACCAGGTGAGCATGTCACCCATCGGTATTCCTGTAAGAGTTGCTAAATGTATTAGATCTCTTTTTAGGCTTCCGATGGGGTGTCTTTTGGGTCTTCATCAGCTACCTCAAAGGTATCGAGTTTTTTAACCCAATCTTTGTAATCGATAGTTGATTCAGATGCCAACCAAATAGCGTAAGTAATAATTTTGGTACTACCTTTAGCCATTTTGGTTTGTGCCTCGGTTACGGTAAGGCCCAAGTCATCCTCGAGCCTTACCCATACCCAAGTCTGGTCTAGATTTGCTGTGTATTCTTTTTTGTTATTTATGTATTTGACTTTCACTGTTCCTGCTTTCTATTAACTAGCGGTTACTGTTCCACCTGCGACAACAAATGATACTGATGCAGTTAGAGCATCGGTGGCATTTCCACCAATTACTGGGTAGTTAGGATAGATGTTTCCTGAGTAAGTTTTTGCCGTTGCTCCTGTTCCAACCGCAAGGCTAAATGCAATGGTTGTGTCAGGGTTTGTTTTAGTAGCGTTCCATAATGCTTCACATACAGAGTTTGAGGTAGTACCAGATGAGGTTGAACCCCAGTCCTGATAAATCTCAGCTTGTAGTGTTGCTGTCTGGTCAATGGTCTTGTAAATGCGGCCAGAGATGGTTTCGAGTACTTGCTGATTGCTATCAATGGTCAGGGTTGCACCACTGGCTACATACTTGTAATCGACTGAGTTAATGGTCAGGGTAAGGTCCCGACCTGTTACATATTTGATTGCCATGTGAGCGATCTCCTAATTGATTGTGACATCGATTTCGATGTCGGTTGTTAGATACTCGGTAGACCCGATTTCGTTTGAGGTAGGTTGTGAGAAATCGCCAACAGTTGCATAAGTTGGAATTAGAGCTGCAACTGTTTCAATCATTTTCTCGAGATTGACTAGGGCTGCCTGATTGTCGTTATTAGGGACCATCAGAGTTAGCATAAATTTTGCGGCGAACCTTGTTGGGGTCTGCCACAGCACATAAGGTGAACCTGGCACTAGCACAATTGCTGGAGCGAACATAACCTCATTAGGAAACGCATAAACGCTGTATGAGGGGTCTGCTAGAGCATCTGCCAAGTCTTGCCTAGTTTCGGTAATACTCATCCAACAAACCCGCCCATGTCCATGTATGGGGCTAATAGACCCCGTACTCGAGTAAGCAGTGCCTGCCCTAAACGATGTGGCCCAGGAGTGAAATCGACACTCTGGATTGTGCCACCGGGAGCAGTGCGTTGCTGGAAAATCTCGACTGCCACAGCGAGTGCCGCCTCTCTAACGGATGGTACGCTGTCGTAAATTAGGGCTTGAGATGCCAACAATGCAGAGCCAAGTGGCTTAAATCGTTTTAATTCAGTGCTGGATGCTGTTTTAGCAGCTGTAAACCAGAAATCGTTTCGGTTCACAACTGTGTATGTACCGTTAAAGGTTGTGTCTGTCCCACTGACCGACACTGAGTCCCCAACGGATAGGGAGTGTCGGTCAGCGGTCCAGTAAGTTACCACATTGTTTGAGATTTGAGCTGATGCTATGGAGGCTCGATTGTAATCAAGCAGGCCGTCAATCAAGTTTTCGGCAGCATCTGCAACCTGTTGCAAAGTCGAGTCAGGATAAAGAGTGCCAACCTGCAAGGTTGTACGCAATTCATCGATGTCGATTTTACTCATAATAGGTCCTCATGTGGTAGAGGTAGCCCTGGGAACAGCAGTGGCAGGGCTACCTCAGTCTGGTTAGGTTAAGTTGAAACGGCGAACGCCCGTTGCATCCTTTAGTAGTGCACAGCCGTAACCGTAAACGCCCACTCGTACCTGACCAGTTTCGATTAACTGAACCTGTAGGCGAGTTGTAGGTGCTTCGTACCAAGTGATTGCCTCTGGAGCAATAATAAATGCTGAATCGTCAATCTTGGTTGTTACTGAGAAGTATGGATCTACATAAGCGTTTAGGCCCATGATGTTTCCATCTATTGTCTGGCCACTAAATGTGCCTGGGTTATTCTGTGCATTTGATGCAGTGAATAGTGGGCGGCCTGATGAATCAACTGCACCTAGTAGAGTTCCCCACCAATCGGTGTTGATAACTACATTGCGAGCCTTTTTCTTTGCGCCTGCGAAACATGCAGCAGATTCTGTGCCTGCGTAGCTGATGAAACCTGCAGCAGTTGCAGCAGTTGTTGCAGCCTGAGTACCTGATGCTAGAGCAGTTAGTACCGCAGCATCGGTTGCTTTTGCGTAAGCGTTGCCCATCTGGTTTAGCAATTCGGTGTAAAACTCTGGTGATGAACGGTCAATTAGTTCCCATGAAACATCATTCATGCCTGCGTACTTAACAACAGTGCCTGTTAGGTAAGTGCTGGTCATGCCGGTTTCTGATGGTGCTGAACCCTCTGAGGTCGATGCAACAGTTGGTGCAGTGCCCAAGTTAGGAACAGTAAAGCTCATGCCACTTGATACCAATGCTTGACGGCTTACAGCGTTAATTGCTGGGCGGTCTGAAATGGTGTTGGTGTAAAACTCCTGTAGGTGCTGAGGCAATGTTAGACCAGTATTTGTGCTGGTTGAATCGTCAGCTGCTCGAACATAGGCTCGGGCGTTTTCATCGCCAGTCATCTGCTTAATGCTGTTTTCTAGGTAGCCTGCAGCAGTGATCTGGATACGGGGTGCGGTTGTGATTGGGCTAGATGCCTGCACTACTGGTGCAGCGGCGGCTTCTACCTCAACCTCTGGTGTTTCGATTGGTTGTTCTGACACTGTGTCCTCCTCTTGGATTGTGTCTGGGTCTGCTTCCGCCTCGGATGCAGCCACATCTGTTACCACAGCATCACTAAACGCTGGGGCATGTACTAACGACACTTCAACAATTTTGGCTGCCGTTACATGCATAACGCCATCCTTGACTGTGAATTTGTCGATTTGTGCACCAACACTAAGTCCATCTCTTAGACCGTCTGCGGCTTCGACTAAAGCATCTGAACCTGCAGTTGTGTTGGAAACCTTAAATGTTCCAGTAATGCCCCCTGGGGTAACCTGAAACTCGATGGCCTTACCGATTGGGCGTTGGGCATCATGCTGTAATAAGAATTTGACTGGTTTTGGGTCTGGGTTGCTGATTGAACCAACCTCAAAGACAACTGGGCCTGCAGATGTGTTACCAGTCTTGCCAAACGGTACAACAATTCCAGAAATTTGTCGGGTTGCTTCATTTGCCCCTGTTATGTGAGCTGCAAAAGTTAAATTAAGCGTCATTTACTGGTGCACTTCCTCTTGGTGCTAGATCTTCCATTGCTCGGGCTTCATCAATGTTGATAATGCCTGCTGTTAAAAGTTTTACGATTACATCTACTCGCTCAGTTGGATTACCTCGCAAGAAGTCATCCATTTCAACCTCGACATATTGACCTCTAGGCGTAATGTCATCCATGCTTAGGCGAGACTCAAAAGCATCCAAGTATGGGCGTAGTGAAAAATCGAGTAGTGACCGTCTTTCAGCTGAAACATTGCTGTAAGTGCTGGTTGCTGATTCGGCGTTAATGTACCATGCAGGAATGTTCATAACTCGAGCAATTTCGGATGCTGTGTAGGCTCGAGCCTCAGTTAATTGCATTTGGGCTGAGTCAAGTCCTACAACCTCAAGATTGATTGGGCCCTCAACATAAGCGGTTGAGCGAGTACGGCGGGCAGACTTAAAAGCCGTTAGCAATGCTTCTTTTTGGTCTGCTGGTAAATTCATGCCCTCATTTCGGAGCACCATTGCTGGAATTGGCTCCTGAGCCATGCGTAGAGCTGCTGCCTCAAGTTCGATGGCTGCATTGATTGTCCGAGATGCCCGATTAAGTACGCCCTCATCTGGACCCCAGAAAGTAATAAGCGAGCCAACACCTTTCATCGGCACTACTTCGCCATCGACTGTGTAAGCCAAAATCATTTGCCCAGTAGCATCTGTGCGAGTATTAACTCTTAAAGGATCTATACGTCGAGCCTGCGTAACTCGGCCATCCTCTGGACTAACTGCCAATACTTGCCAATGAGCCTGACCATAAAATAATAAATCATCGATTGTCCAGACAACTGTTATACCTCGAGCGAGGCTAGGGTCTGGTTGTTTAATGACCGGGCGGTTAGGTATTTGAGCCTCAGTTGCCTCAAGGTATGTAGACATTTCAAGTGCTGCGATGGTGCCTGCAATGATGTTACGGGCTCGAGCTACTGCTGGAACAGTCATGGCGGCTCGTCTAGAAACTGGTTGCAAATACCCTAAATCAGGCTGATAGCCCAAGTTCATAGGATTAACGGGATACATTTCCGCTGTGGCAGCTGTGACTTCTATTTCGGGCATGACAAAAGCAGAGTTAGATAAACGCATAGCATTGAGTAACCCCACACAACCATAGTATCGAACAGATGCTCTAACTAAAAATTATTTATGTGTATTTGTAAGGGTTTGGGCGTTTTATTTAACTTGCAATGATGTTTTATCGATGCTTATGTTGGCATCTTGTAAACAGTCACCATAAGACTCATGATCTTGTGTTGGGCAACCACTACGGCAAACATTCATGACCAGGTTCCTGCAATGACTCCATAGGCAGATGCCATTGGAATTAGTCGGAAATAACTACCGATGTTGGCTGATGGGTTTCCTGATGTCGGAGCGGACGACTGAGCAAAAGTCGGAGTTAATGTTCCCCCAGTTGTGGCATTAGCTTGAAAAAATCCTGAATACCTCACTAGTCCAGTTCCTGCAGTTGTTCCTGCCGTTCCAACATTTACACTAGTTGCAGTTAGGTTATTTGATGCTTGAAATGTTGCAGCGGTTGAGCTGGCAGAGGTCATTGTGATTTGGTAATTCAAATTTTGTTGTGTTTGACTAAATGTAAATCCAATACTGAAGTTTGCACTGGAACCTGACGCAACTTTCGAGATGGAAACAAATCCCTCAAAATAATAAGTAAGGCCTGCTGTTAATGCTATTGCTTGTGAACCGCTAGGGAAAATTGGAGTTAAAGTTGTGCCGTTTCCTGTTGTAGCTGAGGTCAAAACTTGTGCGTACTGGGTCCCTTGAGGTCCAGTAGCACCAGTCGCTCCGGTATCACCCTTGTTTGCTATTACTGCCCAGTAAGTAGTATTTGTCGGTGTTCGACCAATGGTGCTATCACCGAAACAGTAATAACTTCCACCCTGATAACTGACAACATCACCCTGATTGTAGGTAGTGGTTGAGCTGTAAGTGCCTTGAGCATTAAATCCAAGTGTTAAAAGTTCCCAATAAGTACCAGGTACTGGACTATTTCCAGTATTGGCTGTTTTGCATCGCCAAGAATTGCCTGACCAGTAAACAACATCATAAGGAACATAAGCAGTTGAACCTGACCAAGTTCCTTTAGCGGTGTAGCCCTGACCAGTTGCACCTGTAGCACCAGTGTTTCCAGTATCGCCTTTATCGCCTTTGGCTCCAGTAGCACCAGTATCACCTGTGTCACCTTTAACGCCCTGGATGCCTTGAATGCCTTGAATACCTTGAGCACCCGTTGCTCCAGTGGCCCCTGTTGCTCCAGTCGAGCCTGTTGGCCCTTGAATGCCTGCGACTTGCTCAGTGATCAATACTGGGGTTTCAGTAACTGAGAGTGTTGTTGTGTTATCGACAACACTTAATTTGTAACTCATGCTGTGACCTGACCATCGACAGTAAAGCGGCCTTGCACAATACGGATTACAGCTGAGCCTGAAGTCAGTTCGATGTCGTAAACATAATTACCCTGAGGAATCGCCCCAGTTTGTGCAGCAGTGGCACTGATAATTATTTTGCCATCGTTAGCCCCAGCAACAATGCCTGAACCTGTAGTTAAGGTTAAGACTGAAGTATCAGCTGTATTCACATACTGGCGGACCTGCATTTTTGCAGTGTAACCAGTCCAGTTAATGGGTGTGCCGTCATTTGTGGCAGTAAAAGTCTTATCAAAGCTTGCACCCTGATAACAAGTCATGTTGTAAGTACCGGGAGAAATCATAATCCAACCTTATACCACAGAGATACCAACAGAGGCTTTAGGCGTTGCGGCGTTTCCTACAGCCATTACCAGAGCAATTGCCGCTCCAATGTCTTGGACTGCAGCCTGTCTAGCAATACGCCAACCGCCATCGCTCGATGGTCTGCGAGCACAAGCAATTAGATGCTGATGCATGATCTCTTGATTGGGATGGATTAAATCGCCCTGATTCATAGCAGATAGGGTTAAGTCACAGTATGTGGAAAAGGTTGTGGATGCCCATGTTGTGGGAGCGACTGGGACTCCTACTTTAGCCAAATGCGGAGCAATATGGCCAGCAGTCTTAGGGTCAAAACTAAGTGAGCGAACACTATAAGTCCGAGCGAGATGTGCCAAATCAGCTGCAAGTTCTCGGTCATTTAGTCCTCCGTCTTTTTGCCATCGGGTGAGGAACACTGCGAGTTTCTCTTTAACAACCTGAACAGTAACGAGGTAAGCCTCTGTGCGATTAAAGTTGAGGTCCAGTCCCATATAGGTCTCATGCCCTAATTCTAAGGTCAAATTGTTGTCTGCTCCGATAGCCCAACGATCTAAATTCCATGGGCTCGAGATTGACTCTACCCATTGGCACAGCATCTCAGTTTTGATTGCATCATCAGTATCTCGAGCTGCGGCATCTTGCAAAGCCTCAAAACTTATGGTGTGTCCCATTGCAGGATTGGCTGCTTGCCAGGCAGTCACATCATGAACCCCAGCATTATCTGGGGCACTCCACTCATACCACCCAAGTCTTGGGGATTCCATCTTTAGGGCCCTTTGTCTGAGTTCATTTAGGACAGTCGATGTTGCATCCCCAGCATTTGAAGTTACCCAGGTCTGCCCATTGGTTGCTCGAGTTAGTGGAGTTGCTGCAGTCCAGGCATCGCTTTTAATTTCTCGGAGTTCATCGACATAGAGCAGGTCAGCGGTAGCACCTCGAGGGCCCTCAGATGTTGCAGCTCTAATTCCATACTTACGGATACGCTTACATTTGGTGTTGCACTCTTTCGGGTAATGATGGCAATAAATCTCTAGTTCCTCTTGACCGTTAGTCCGGGACACTCGCTTAATCCGTTTACGCATCCAGGGCAGACTTTCCGCCATGTCCACAACCTGTTTAAAAGTGTCTAGTGCTAGTTGTCGATTCTGTGCCATCGCCACAATAGAGCCCTCACCAAATACAAAGAGCCCAGCCAAGATACGCATTCGCATCATGTGGGTTTTGCCGTTTTGACGAGCAACTAAAATCCCAGCAGTTGTGCGAACAAACTTCCCCGAGTCATCAACGGTGAGTGCATCATCCATTACATACTGTTGCCAGGGCAATAACGGTACGCCTAAATCACTTGCTAGTGCTCCGACTACTGGTCCCAGACTTTGCCCGAGTGGTTTTGGGCTTGCTATTCGGGGTATTGATGAGCCGTAAATAGGTGTCTGCGTACTCTTTGCCATGATCTACCTCCTCGCCCATTGCTTTAGATGCATCTCTAGCTAGTGGAGTTAGTTTTAACTCTTTCATTAAAATTGTTAATCGACCAATTAACGCTGCAGCCTTATCTAGGTCTTGGCCCGAGTCGAAAATGACATCGATAACCTTAGCGAGTTTCATAGACAGACAGACCGCCCCCTGGTCAGCTGCACTAATCCAAGATTGAGCCTCTGAAATACAGTTCCCCAAATGTTCGCTGACAGAGCCTGCCGGTATCTGGTAAGTATCGGTTTTAATTGGTTTTGTCATGGGGCTAATCCGTTCGATGGTGGGTCAAATCTGACCATCGGGGAGAGAGAAAGTAAAGGAGGGGTGAATGGTGTCCCAGCCTTAGAAAAAACAGTCACTGACTTATCTTTTTTTTGTAAATTACATCGAGCACATGCTGCAGTTAGATTATCTGGGTCATCTGTTCCTCCATGAGCCACTGGGATAATGTGATCTACATGCTTTGCCTCAGCACCACAGTAGGCACATGTATGTGCATCTCGAGCGAGTATCTTGAGCCTGAGTTCTCGCCATGCTCTTGTACTTCCTCTACTCATCTACCTTTAACTCCTCTATCAATACTCTTAACGCCTCATGGTATCTGTCTATCTGTTCTATGAGTTCATCTAAAGCTTCTATTAGTTCATCTGGGTTATCTATCATGTTCGCCTCTGTTATGCCTGGTAGGGCTTGGGTGGGCAGAGCATGGCTTACTATCAAACCATGCCCCAGTCTTGCCCGTATAGGTTCGGTCTGGTTTGTCGCATGGGTCATTACTGACAGCATCGCCATGTGATTATGAGTACTTGTTGCCGTATGGGATGCTCGGTTCATACGATCACTCCTAATCTCTACTCTGTTTAGAGTCTGTTGTCTGGCCCGTACCCAGACTGCGAAACGCCCTCAAACGGCGGTTTATCGTAGTACGAGTACGACAGTAAGTTATGCTCTTACCTAGAGCTGGTAATTCTTGGGGAAGCGTTGCCGCTAAATGATTGGGCCCTCATCTTTGATGGGGGTTCTTTCATTTCCAAGTTTGTTGATTGTATCTGTTCCCGGTGTCACATTGATTGTTAGACACTCATGCAATGGTATTTCAACAAATGGCTCATTAAATGTGTACTTCGTACCCTTAAACACTGTTGGTGCACCTGCAAATGAGTCACTGCCAACGATTAGTGCATGTGTGCGGTCATGGTTAATGATTGCAAAGTATGCGTTAGGTGTAGCAAATTTGGCTTTGCGAGTGCTTATGTGCACATTTGGAAATGGAAACGCATCGCCAGTCCATCCATGTCTAACCTCTACTTCGATAGTCCAGTCTGTATCGCTTACTAGATCTACTCCGTACTGGTCAGGATTTACTCTCCAGTTAAGTTTTGGCTGCCATTTCCATAACCATGCCAACATCTGCAGTTTTGCATCATCGTCATTATCGTAAAGTTCTTGGCTAAATGGTTTCATGCTTTTTTGGCCGTTTTTCGAGGCTTGATGTTTTCACCCTTTAATTGCTCACATACCAAGCAAGAACCATCGTTGAATAGCCATCCGCCACAACCTTTACACCGATGTAATAGATCTTGGATGTGTTCCAATACTCGATTGAGGACTATGCCTTTAAGTGCATCATCTTGGCGTAACCTATTCTGCAGTTGTGTTAGGGCTGATGTGTATCCACTGTCATACTCATTTGGCACTAGCGGTTTCCTCCAATACTTCTTTCAGACTTGCATAAAGGCAAGATGGGCAGAATCCGCCATTTACGCCATCTGGGCATGGTTGCGTTCTATCCCATGCTCGGATAATTGCATCTCTTAGAGTGATCATTAGTTCCAACTGCTTTCTGGGTCTGGGTTGTTTGGTTTTTTGCCTGCAATATAGCCCTCGGCTTTTAATTGCTCGATTAGTTTGGATGCCCAGTAGGTGGTCAATTTGTCCTCAACCGGGATTTCATGCTCAGTCTTAAATTTCTCAACATACTCGGTCATGGCACTAAATGAGTAGTTAAATAGGGCTTTAATGAGGCCATACTGCTTTTCGGTCATTTCGCCATCTAAGCCTTTATTGCCTTTTGTGATGTTCTTGGTAGGTACTGGCTGTTTCTCGCCCCAGGGGTCGTCTGTAGGCTCTTGGCGAGCCTTTGCAGCCTCTACCTCTTGTTTTGTTGCCACAGATTTACCCAGTCCAATACCGAGTGCACCAATGGCTCTACCCCATGCTGAGGTTTCCAAGTTCATCAGCTCTGAGCCTCGAGTAAAGGTAGTTTTGCCAACTGCTAACTCTGCAGCTGTGCCAATGCCTGGTCGTTCATCTGTTGCTGTTCGATAAGCGTATGCAATGCCCCAAATCATGTCGGGATTGCTTTCTAGTGTGCCCTTGTACTCAAATTGAATTGAGCCCTCGGGGTACTTTACATAAAACTGTGCGATGCGTTCTTTTACATCAACATAATCTTGCATGTTAAAACTCATGGGTTGCTGTTCCCTTTTCCGTTTCTAGTCTTTGATGCCGAGATCTCGGCGTACTTGGTCATCGATTGGTGTATCCGAGTATGGATGCTTTTTCACCACATAGAGTGCCCGGTATGAAACAACCAGTGCTATAAATACGGCAAATCCGCCATAAAGTACTCGCAATGGTGCTGCCTCTGATAACGAGATAATCACTCCGAGCGTTACAGCTGAGGCAAGATGGGCAAGCCTCAGAGCGTTAGTTATTCTTTTTTGCATTTTGCTGTTCCTTTACTGTAGGTACTTCAACAACATAGCGAACAATGCCCCCGATTCGGTGGGTCTGGATTGTTCCAGACTTTTCCCAATTAACGAGTGTTTGACGGCTCACCTGTAAATAGTTGGCCGCTTGGCTGGCTGTCATTAGTTGCTGCATGTTTCAGACACTAGCACACATTAGCGACTATTTGACAACATTAGTTGTTTTTAGGTGTGTCGCCTGATAATTCTGGGTTTAGGAACCCCATTAACCCTGCAACGATTGCACCCATTATCGAGCGATACTCGAGGCTAAAGTCTGTGGCCTGCCATGAGGCAAGAAACGCAATAAGTCCAAACGAGATTGGTTTTGGCAAGTTGGTGTATGAAAATTTGCTCATAATAGACAAGTCCTCGGATCATGGGCATCGATGTTGTATCGATACGGATGTGAGCGAGCCTCAAGATGTAGATGAGGCCCTACTACCTTACTTCCGCTGTCCCCACT